CCCACACAGACGGTAGATCAACTGATTGATCTCGCAGTTGAATCGTTCAAGGCAACCACGGTTACATACGCGACGTGGAAGAAGAACGTCGATGCAGGCAAGTACCCCGATGTCAGCAAGACCAAATGGGGAGCAGCATTCGATTACTTGGACAAGGCGAAGGCGCTTCCGTAATGCTTGCCATTAAACGAAGTAGTGCAAGATTCTTCCAGAACAATCTCGCAGGCACGCCTGACACAGTAGGCCCCGGAACCACAGTAACAGGCGCAGGAACGGCACATACGAAAGGATCATGGACATCACTAATTGATCCTACAACCTACGATACTTATGGTCTATATCTAACGATCGCAGGAACAAATGCGTCAGCTACTAGAACTGATGCCCTTGTAGATATTGGTATCGGCCCATCTGGTGGAGGTTCAGAACAAGTTATCATTCCGAATATGATCGCAGGATGGCGTGGTACTGCGAATACTCTCGCTGCGATGGGTTTGTATTTACCAATGTATATTCCAGCCGGTGTGCGCGTTTCCGCAAGAGTACAAGCATTACAAGTAAGTAAACAAGTTAAAGTAGGAATTTGGCTAGAACAAGGATTTAATGGTGTTGCTGATGACGTGTATACTATTTGTGATGCCTATGGTATTGATACGTCACTCTCGATAGGTACATCACATTTGCCGGGAGATTTAGGAGCCATGTCTACCTTCGCTAATCTCGGTTCAACATTAACGCGAGATTATGGCGCTGTTCTTCTGGTTCCTCAAGGTACCTTAAGTGACACAGTTATGAGAAATGATGCGTACCACTGGTGGGTGCGTGCGGGCACCAATGGTGAAACTGTTGGTGGCTGGTATACAACTGGTAATAGTGCCGAAGCAACAACAGGCCCATATCCCGGAATGCCTCTAGACATTGCGCTACCTAGTGGTACTCAGTTACAAGTTGCCGCTGAGGGTAGTTCAGGATCACCCGAAGCTTATGATGTTGCTGCTTACTGTTTTGCTTAATTAAAAACGGGAGAAATGAATGGCCGTTACTGAGCACGAATCGGGTACCAAATCCACAACGTTGGACACAGAAGCAACACTGAATACAACGACGCCCGAAACTACAGATGGTGTATTTCAACTCTTTGTAGATTGTAACGCAATGGTTGCTGGTGATGTGACACTCATCAGGATCAAAGAAAAGGCTATTTCGGGCGGTACCCAAAGAAAATGCGTAACTCATACCTTGGTGGGCGCTCAGGCCGACCCTCTTTGGGTTTCTGAAGCCTACATGCTGTTGCACGGTTGGGATATGACGATTGAGCAAACTGACGGAACCGCCCGTTCCTATCCCTGGTCTATCCGTAAGGCTGCTTAGTGCTGCACACCACTCATGGGCCGCTAGCACCCGCCGCCGCTATATCGGCTGCTGGCGGCGTCGAATACACCGATTCAGCAACGGTGTATCTCGACCTGCAAACCTCTGATACCCAGGTATTCGAGGCTGTTGACGCAGGTACAGCCTATGTCGATCTTCAGCCGTCTGATAGTCAGATCTTCGCAGCACTCGATACCGCCACCTGTGCGCTGTTGCTTACGCCGTCCGGGACTGAAATTGCACAATATACGGAAGAAGCGACAGCGTACTTCGATCTTCAGGCATCGGGTGCTGATGTCCGAGAGATAGTCGATACCGACACTGTATACCTTGATATCCAGGCATCTGACACACAAGTCTTCGAAGCAGTAGACGCACAGGAGGTACGTCTTGGCCTCGTTTCCGAATCACTGGAATTACGCGAACAGTACGATGCCGGAGAATGCTATCTTGACCTATCCGTACTCAGCGACGAACTGGCCGAGTACGTGGATGCAGAATCCGTATACCTCGAACTCAGCGCATCCGGTATTGATGAACAAACTGGCACAACCGTCGATGCCGAGACAATTGTCTTGGATCTTCAGGCAAGTGGGACAGAAGTTGCAGAGTTCGTTGACAGCGAAACAGTTCGACAAACTCTTACTCCTTCTGGTACGGATATCTTCGAAGCCGTTGAAGATGGGTCTGTGTATCTCGATCTCTCCGTTACCGATGCACAGGAGTTTGCAGGTATCGATCAGGCGACCGTCTACGCGGATCTCACAGCCTCATCGCAGGATGTCCTTGAAGCGGTTGATGCTGCGGAAGCATATCTTGACCTTGTAGCCAGTGGCGTCGAGTTCAGGGAGATCCCCGCCGAGTCCGCCGAAATACCATTGCTTCTACAACCCTCGACCGTTGAGTTAGCCGAGTTTGTCGATGTCGAGTTGGTCTATCTGGACATCGTTCCGAGCGGCGTTGATATCCGGGAAACGGCGGGTGCTGATGTAGCGACTGTGTATCTCGATCTGCAACCCGGATATCTACGGGTTGACTTCGTTCTCGAAGTAGTCGGTATGACTACGCGGTGGCAGGTAACCGTTCCCCTGACCGCACGATATGAAGTTCTCGAACTCATCACCCGTTGGGCACTGATGGACTCTAGGAGGTTCACGTGGAGGTCTTAAAGAAGGGCACCGTCGAACCTCTTCTCTTGGCATTGCGTGATCGGCTCAATAACATCGCGACTCTGGCAGGCGTAGGGAGTCTCGTCTTCACCGTCCGTGATAAGGCTGATAACTCACTTGTACAACCTTCTACGACTGTCTTGCTCGATTCGGATTGGCCCATGACGGCCATCCTTCAGATCGATACGACCTTGATCGGGTATGTCGCCGGTCATACCTACAAGGTCTATCTCAGCTTCGTGGATGGTTCGTCTGTCCCAATCAAAGGCCCGCACGAATTCCGCGTGGAGGATGATTGATATGGGGGAAGCTGCCACCATTCCTATCGCACCCGAGGAAGCACGAGTGATCAACTGGCGCTCTGAATGGTTACGTGCTGCCGGTTATTCCAAACGGAATGTCGAACTGCTTGCTACGTCGAAGGTCGATCTCTGGTTTGCCTGCGATGCTCTCACTCATGCGCTTGCTCGTGGGTATGACGAAGACTACGTAATCAACTTGCTCCTATGAGACGTATTATCTATGGGCCTCCCAACTGGCTTGTTACAAAGTTCGATGCCGAAGACCGTCGTGCGTTCGGATTCTGGACGATCATCTTTGCTGTTATCGGATCGTTCTTCTTCGGACGCGCGGTGCTGTGGGTAACCGTCCTATCTGTGCTCGCGTTAATTCCTAACTTTGCTAGTGAAACTCCGGTGGAGACTGAAGAGTGATTGATCCTCGCATCCGGCAGTATTGGTTTGACAAGTTGGGCTATAAGCCCCATTCAGCCAAGCAACAGGCAATCCACGATTCTACTGCACGATTCAAGGCACTCGCCTGTGGCCGTCGCTACGGGAAGACAACCTTCGGCGCTAACGAACTCACGGTGGCCCTGATGGATCATAATCATCCGGGCTACTACTGGATTGTCGGCCCGAAGTACACGCTTGCGGAAAAGGAGTTTCGCATCGTGTACAACAACATCTTCCGCAAGTTGGGTTTCGCCAATGACCGACGTTTCAAGAAGTCCTACAATGTCAAGCAAGGCGACATGACGATTCAGACTCCCTGGGGTTCTGTGCTTGAAGTCAAATCCGCACAGCACCAGGAGACACTTCTCGGTGACGGCCTTGCCGGTGTAATTATGGCCGAGGCTGCGCGGCATACGTCCGATACGTGGGAACAGTACGTGATGCCTGCGCTATCCGATATTGGCACCACGGGTGATCGTGGATGGGCAATCTTCACATCTACCCCCCGTGGCTACAACTGGTTTCAGGGTCTATGGATGCTCGGCCAACTGAATGACTTCCAGTATGAATCGTGGCGACTCCCCTCGTGGGAGAATCCTGTTGTCTTCCCTGGCGGTCGTGACGATCCCGAGATCAAGCTGCTTGAGGAAAAGCAATCGCCACAGTGGTTCGCGCAGGAGATCGCCGCAGAGTTCACGGCCTATGCGGGCAAGATCTACGACGACTTCGATCCCCGCATTCACGTACGGAACATTGAGTAC